CTGAACTCGCTGGAGGATGTCAGCCATGGCCAACTTGCCTTTCACTTCGAAGCGGCAAGCCTTCAGCGCGGCCTTCACCACCTGCACCGGGTAAGCACAGAGATCTTCGGCCATGATCGCCGCGGTGCCCGGGTTCATTTCCTGACCCATGGCCTCGGCAGTGGCGCAGATCGCAGCAGCGAGCCCGGCGACCTGCTGGTCATTCATTTCAAAGGTATTCATTGCGCTCTCCCGCTTGGCGCTTAGCCAATACCATTTGCGCGGCCTGTTCGGCGGCGGAGACGTTCGCCTCGGTACGCTCCATCTGGCGTGCGGTTGTCCCGTTGATGCGCTGACCGGTCACCCACTGGGTGTGGTAGCTCTCGGCGTTGGCCAGCAGTTCGTTGAGGCTGTGGCACTTTCGCAGCACGGCGGCATCGCTGGTTTTCAAAAAGTGCGCGGCTACGTGGTGGGCAACATCGGCGCCGAGGCGGTCGACCAGTTGGCCAAGCTGACCACCGACCTTTGCGTTCCACACCGGCCAAGTGCTGTAGCGCTTGCGGTAGGCCATGGCGTAGTTCGCCCAGACCTTGAAGGTTTTGCAGGACTGGTCTTTGGGGCCCGGCATGTCAGCGGGAATCTCAACCCGTGGCGCATCGGTGCGATCAACCACCAGGACCAGATTGCGGGCCGGCTTGTCCGGGCTGCCTTGCAAGTCCTGACTGGTATCCTGATTGGTACCCTGATGATTGGTATCCTGATTTGTCGGAGATTTTTCCGACCCTTGCTCGGATTTTTCTCCGACCTTGCTCGGATTTTTTTCCGAGGCAGATCGGATTTTTTTCCGACCTTCGTTCTTTGGTGGGGTCGGATATTTTTCCGACCCATCCAGTTTCTGGTTCCACTCGATTGCCTTCTCGGTCAGGCGGAACAGAGTGATGTTCGAAGTGCTGGAAAGCTCAATCAAACCCGCATCTTCCAGGGCCTTCAGCATGCGATAAGCAGTGTCTGGCTTGTCAGTGAGCAGCGGCAGCTCCTCGATGATCTTGGCCTTGCTCAGCGCGAAGAAGATCCCGTCGTCAGTCTTGATTGGCTTTGTCCAGCTTGGGCAGCCATAGACAAAGGCGAACAGCAGAGCCTGCTGAGAATTCAGCCCCCACTCCAACGCCTTCACCTGATTGATCGTGACGGTGAATTGCATATCAGGTCTTCCCGACCAGATTGGCCAGTTCGAGGAAGCGATCGACGTACCAGTGAGGCTGCGTCTCGCGTGGGGATTGGGGGTTGGTCAGGTTCTTGCCGTAGGTCATGCCCTTCTCGGTCACCGACCAGAACGGAACCATTTCCTGTTTGGAGTTCTTGCGCTGTAGCTGCTTCAGTAAGCCCTTGGTTTCCAGTGCGCGGTTGAACGCAGCGGGAGACACGCGAATGCCGTTGTCTTTCAGCAAGGCCGTGGCTGACTTGGTGGGCATAGAGGATCCGCCGGTAGCATCTGGCGCGGCGTCGACGGCGTAGCCTGGGAGAAACTTCGGGTCAAGACCGTTGTTCTGGGCGATCTTCGTGAGCATGGCCATCTGGCAGGATGGAGCCGGCTTCAGCAGGCGCGTAAAGCACTCCATGATGGCGATCTCACCAACGACCTTGGTGCCATTGAGCAGAACCTGCTCGCGGGCGCCCTGCTGCTGCTCCAACTCCCGCCAACGGCGAATCACCTTCATGCGCATCGGGGCGCTGTAGCCGGTGAGCAGGCAGTCGGTGTGTTCGCGGTCGAGCATGTATTCGACCTGCTCCCGGTTTTGACCGTCCAGATAGATGTGCTCAAAACTGAGTACATCTAATTTCAGTTCTTTCAGCATCGCAGCGATGTCGCGCTTCACGTTGGCGTGCCGCTTGCCGGTGATGTTAGCGATCTCGCGGGAGGACATCGTGGTACGCGACACGTTTTCAGAATTCGAAAAACGTGTCGCGACACTGTTGGGGGTATTGCTTGAAGTAGGTTGGCTATGCATAATCGGCCTCATCAAGTGTTAGTGAATTAGCCGGGGCGCAATCCCGGCTTTTTTGTGCCTGCGATTTATGCAAGCTTCAAATTCGGTTTGTGTTTCGCAAGCAGGGTCTCGGCCTTCCGTCCTAACTCCCCCGCCCGAGCCTCGACCTGACGGCATTGCTCAGCGAACGCCGGCAGGTGCGGCAGGTCCTCTTCGCACATAACCTGGTCATCAAAGACTTCGCTGCCGGTATCGATCACGTCGCCCAGCGCGCGGATCAGTGCACCGAAGCTTTTGTTGGCGCATTGGTCGCTCTGCATTTGGCGTGCACCGGTCAAGCCATGACGGCCGGCCAGCTCATTGATGCAGTTGTCGCGAAACTCAGGCTCCAGTGCATTCACCCAGGCCTCTTCCAGCCAAGACGGCATTTCCTGATCGCCCGAGAGCCAGCGCTGCACGCGCTTTAACCAGCGGCCTGTCGCCTTCACGAATTCGCCCACATCGTTAAGGCGCGCCAACTCATTGAAGTCTGGGACCTTTGCCTGAACGATCTTGGCGGCGGGAACTCGCAGGCAGATCCCCCGGCTCAAGGCTTGGGCGAAATCGTCCTGGCTCAAGCTGGTGCGTGCGATCTGGTTTTGAGCGTGGGCGACCAGCACTTGGTCGCGGGTTTGGGCGCTATGTCTTGGACTGGACGTTTCCATGGGGACTGCTCTCTTCTAATCTGGCTTCAACGGATTGGCGGACAGGGATGTCGCTTAGGCGGCCATCTCGGCCCAAGGAAACGACGGACACAGCTTTTCTTTTTTGAAAGCACCTTCGGTCAGCGCCTCCGCTCGCTTGGCAATAACCGGAGACATGCCGTGCTTCCCCCGAACCCAGCCGGAAACGGTGCTTTGATCAACCTTGAGCTTTTCGGCGGTGGCCTCCTGGGTGCCGAAGTAGTCAACGAGGCCCTTGTAAATTGCGTTCATGATGCCCCTCCATACGGGAATACCCATATAGTAGGTTATGGGAATACCGATTTGCAAGGGTATGGGAGCGCCCGTAATACTTCACGGATGGAATTTAAAGACCGACTCAAAGCCGCCCGTCGCCACGCCAAGCTCAATCAGACTGAGCTTGCTGAGCGCGCCGGACTCACGCAGACCTCGATCTCCGATTTGGAGAGGGGAAAATCGAAAGCTACAGCCTTCGCAGCCCAGATCGCCTCTGTATGTGGCGTGTCCCCGATGTGGCTGGCTGAAGGTGTCGGTGACATGCTCAAGGGTGTGCCTGATCATCAGGCTGAACGCATCCAGCCCAGCGTGAAACTTGGCACCATCGAAACCTGGGATGACGAAACCCCACTCGATGATGACGAGGTCTACGTCCCCTTCCTTCATGAAGTAGAGCTGGCGGCCGGATCTGGCAGGTTCGCGATTGAGGAAAGCGCCAACTCGCGCCTGCGCTTCAACAAAAAGGACCTGCGCCACAACGGCGTTCAGTTCAGCAACGCGAAATGCGTGAAAGTAGGCGGCAACAGCATGGTGCCCGTGCTGCGCGATGGCGCCACGGTTGGCGTGAATGTGGGAAAAAACTCACTGAGCGATATCGTAGACGGCGAGATGTACGCCATCAACCACAACGGCCAACTTCGTGTGAAGCAGGTCTACCGTATCCCAATCGGGATTCGTCTGCGCAGTTTCAACCGTGACGAACATCCGGACGAGGACTACACGTTCCAGCAGATCAAGGAGCAACAGATTTCGATTCTGGGGCACGTGTTCTGGTGGGCGATGTATTCACGATGACCATACTATGAGTCAATCGGGCAAAAAGGCTAATTGCATCATAGAGATGAGGTTTCTCAAGCAGCAACATTTTGTCCTTTGCCAGGCCGTCCTCGAAGGTAAGGCGGCAGCGAGCACCTATAAAAATACTGGCAATCCTAACCACTATGGTTAAAACTACTATCAAATCCCCGATGTATGATCTGGGAAAAATCAAAGATGCTGCGAAACGATCTGATGGTTTGGCGATCACACCGAGAGCGAGGCAGGATGGTGAAAACCTTGGCTATGATGAAGCTGCGCTCCGAAGCGTGATTTGCCAGTTGGAGCCAAGAGATTTTGATCATGTCTGGATATGCAAAAACCAGAAAGGAAAAATTGTGCTAGATGCATATGGTGAGGAGATAGCAATGGATGTCTATTACCCTTGGATACGCGCAATGAATGGTGATGCTTGCAGAGTTTATCTAAAAATTAAACTCCAAGAGGCGTCAATTACCGTGACTAGCATTCAATCGTTTCACTTGAAAAGAAAATGAAACATACCTGCCCAATATGCTCCAGTGTTGATTCTCTCAGAGAAATCACATACAAATTCTCGGCACGACCAGTGCCTGAGCACTCTATTGACTTGAACATTACGGCGATGGAATGCTCTGTATGTCATGAACAAATAGAAACCCCAGAGCAAGTCATTCTCAACAGCAAGCTGATAAACGAAGCAAAGCTTAATTGGCTTGCAAATAATGTTGAAAAGGACAAAGCCGTTGGCACTTTAGTCAAAGAACTACGATCCACTTTAGGGGTTACGCAGAAAAAGTTCTCCGAGATGACGGGTGCAACTGGCGTTTCCATTTCGAAGTACGAGTTACATACGATCAAACCGTCTGCGCTTGCTACTACTTTATTTACAGTTTTAGCTAAGAGCACAGAAGCCAGGACTGCCTTAAAAGAAAACTGTGACGTGCGGATGGCTGATACCCAGGCCTATAGCATTGGATCTCCCGTCATCACCTTCAATGAGTTAATTATGGGGTTTGATCGAAAGTCGATTAACTCAACCCCTGGCTCTGCGTCGTCTATCTATACATCCGTTATCGATCTAGACAATGAATTCCGAAAAGGAATTGAAGTTGGCGAGCTTCAGAGGATTGAAAGCTCCTATATATTGGATCTGCCAACCCAACCGCACGTCGTCATGAATCGAAGTACGCTACTATTTGAATCGGTGCATTAAATGTCAAACACCCTTCCCAAAAAGCTTAGCTTCTTAATATGCGAGGACATTCGCCATGAATCAGGGGGGAAAGTATCCCTTCTTGGCGTGTTTAATGACCACATTCTATTTGAAAAGCCGGAAAATTCGCCTCCGATTTATGTGATACCTCAACTTTGCCTGTATGCTACTTTTACCGCCATCACCACGCCTTGCAAAATCAGAGTAAAGCTTTCATCCCCGACAGGAAAAGTTTTATTTGAAACCCCAACTAACCAGCACCCAGGAAATTCAGAAATCATACTTCTAGCTGTTAAAATAGGTAACATGCAGATAAACGAGCTTGGAACCTACACCGCAGATTATTATTTCGAAGATAAAAAAATAAAATGCACGTTTACAATTAAGACATCTAATTAGTTCTCTAATACAAAAGCACGTCAGCCCGGCCCAACGCCGGGCTTTTTCATGCCTCCCTTCCTATGTCCCGCCCTCAAGCCCCTCGACCGAGTGCGCATAGAAGGCTGTCGCCTCCTCCACCAGTTCCCGCCAGTCATCGCCGTCGATCATGCCGGCGCGCTTATATTCGTCCGCAAGCTTCAGCAGTTCGTCGTATTGCTCCTCGGCGTCCATCCGGATTTCTGGCTCTTCAACTAGTTTCCGCCAAGCAATCAGCGCCTGCTCTTTTCGATCGTCGTTCATTGTGAGTACTTGGTGGGTGTGCACGGTAGAGATACCGCATAGCGCTGCCGTTCAGTGAAGGCGACTGACGTGCAGAATATGGAGGCGCTCCGCTACGAATGGTAAAATCTCGCCTCAATTGATGGAGGGATCCGATGAGAAAGAGAACTATCTTTTTTGCAGGGGCTCTGCTTTTTTCGAGCGTTTCAGGCGCAGGGTCATTCAAGGATGAAGTTGATCGGTTCACTGATAGCCGATCTGTTTCTTGGATGGCTATGCCGTCTCAACCCAAAGAATTTTCTTTTTCGGTCTTTGCCTTTTACCCAAAGGGCTACAAGACTCCCTACTCGTATCGCATCCAGCTTTTGACACGTTCCGATCAGTGGCAGTACCTAGATTGTCACCACACAGACTGGTTGGTCGACGGTAAGCGAGATCCATATCTTGAGATGAAATACGAAAACTCTACGGCGGGATCTTCGACGCTGGAGAGCTTCAGCAAACGAGTAGATCGCGCGAACATTGAGCGCTTAGCCTCATCCAAGCTTATTGAATTCAAGGTCTGTGGCACAGAGGGAAAGGTTTCCGAGCAAGACATGGCGGGACTGAGAAAGGTCGTAGACGCCACCAAATAGAATTCCACTCCATTGCAGCCCGCTCAGTGCGGGCTTTTTTTCGACCAAAAATACGGGAGAATCAAATTTTATGGGTATACCCATTGACACTAAATATGGGAGTACCTATATTTCACTCATCGCAGCGACACACAGCCACTGCGAAGGGCCTCAACAGACCCGCCGCTCTTTAGATCCACCGCTTCACCTTGCCGGATCACCACCGGCCCAGATTCGAAGGCAGCGATGAACCGGCCTCAACGGTTCAGAGGGTTGGCAACTGACCCGGGCGTGCAGCGTAAAGCGCCAAATCCAGTTTTCCGGCGGACAGAGTCGCGGTCGGACAAACAATTTGAGAATCAAGCCGGTGACTGCGCCAGTAGCGGGTCACGGCGGAAAGCGTCACTGAAGCCCGTTCACTGAGCGGGCTTTGGGATGACAACCAAACGGAGCAAGACGTGATGAACTCAGCAAAAGAAGTTGCCACCAAGCTCGCTTTTCAAACTCGCATGATCAATGCGATTGAGCGCAATGAAATGTTCTCGCTGCGCGATTGGACACTGTTCGAGCTGCACGACCTTGAATTTGCAGCCGAGCTGCAAAACGCACCTATCGCGCACGCCGCAATCCTCGAAGAACTGGAGCGCCGCGATCTGGCGGCAGCATGACGGTCTTTTCACTGATGCACCTGGTGACGGGTGCATTGGGAAAACAACCGGAGAAACAAAATGCCGAAGTTCATCCTCGACTACATCTGGCTCTGCCGGGAATGCAGCCTTGATCAGCGCACCGTCGGCAACATGCGATCCATCGTGATCCCGGCGCTTCAAGCCCGCGCTGCCGAGATTCGCCAAGCGGTTGGCCTTGTTGCTGAAGATTGCCCAGAACTCGAACAGGAAGCCGAGCTTCTGGAATCGGCGGCGAGAGCAGGCCTCCAGCGCTGCGCAGTTCAGCCAACTCAGCAAGAGCTTTTTGCAGCATGACGATTTCACTGGCTGGCCTTGGCGACAGGGCCAGACGGGAAAACAACCGATCAAGCACGGAGCATCAAATGAGCGAACAAACACTTCAATCGCTGCTCGTCGAGCGCGTCACTGCTTTTGCAAACAGCGACAAGCCAGTCGAAATCATCGACGAGCACGTCAAGAAGATGTTCACCAGCGTGATCGATAACTGCTTCGGTCGTTACGGCGACATGGGCAAGCAGGTC